CTGATCGCACTACTGACATTCAGTTAATTAAAACGACTATTACTCGTCAGATGTTGGATAACTTGTATCTGACAAACAACGCAAGAGTGGTGGCTGTGGAAGGTCAGGTAAATCTTGACGATTTGCTTACATCTACTGCTGGTGGTGTGATTAGGGCTAAGTCTCCTAACGCTGTTCAGCAATTGGTTGTTCAAAACGTAGCATCTCAGGCTTTTCCGATGCTTCAGTATTTGGATACAGTTCAGTCTAAGCGTACTGGTGTATCTGATGCTTCACAGGGTTTAGACCCATCTATCTTGCAGAACGTGACTGCTGCGGCTGTGGCTTCAATGCAACAAGCTGGCGCAGGTAAGATTGAACTAATGGCTCGTATCTTTGCTGAGACAGGTATTAAGTCTTTGTTTAAGGGAATCTTGCATCTTCTTTGCAAGTATCAAGACAAGCCTCGTTTGGTGCGTATGCGTGGCGAGTTCGTAGAGTTTGACCCTAGAACATGGGCTAACCAGTACGATGTGTCTATCAACGTAGGATTGGGTGCAGGAAATCGTCAAGAGCAGATGGCTATGTTGTCGATGGTTCTTGCTAAACAAGAGCAGTTAATTAGTCAGTATGGCCCTGCTAATCCTTATGTATCTCCTGCACAGTATCGTTCTACTCTTGGTCGAATGGTTGAGTTGGCAGGGTTTAAGGATAGTGCTGAGTTTTATAAAGCAATTACACCAGAACAAGATCAAGCCTTGTCTAATCCTCCTCCACAGCAACAGCAGATGCCTCCAGAAGTTCAGGCATTGATGGCCAGAACTCAGGCTGAGATTCAGGCTAACCAAGCTAAAGCACAGGCTGATATGCAATTGCAACAGCAACAGCAGCAGATTGACTTGCAGATGGCTCAACAAAAGGCTGGTCTTGAGATGCAGTTAATGCGTGAGAAAGAGGCTGCTAAGTTGATGCTTGAGCGTGAAAAGCAACAGGCTTACTTTGCTATGAAGCAACAAGAGTTTGAAGCAGAGGCTCAATTGAAGGCTATGAAGATCGGTGCAGGGATTACTTCTAACGTAGAAATAAGGGGCTAATATGTCTTGGGATGCACCATATCCAGAGTGGCCTCTACCTAAGCCTAAACTTACGATTGATGAAGTGATTAACCAGATCATTGCTCAACCAGAAGTTCAGCAAGAGGTGCAAGGTGCGCCAATTCCTATTGAATATTTAATCGGTCAGATTGCTTCTCAAGCACCGCAAGAAGTGTCTCAGCCAGCACCACAAGAGATAGAGCAAGTGGTAGAGCAAATAGCTAAACAGCTTCAGCAACCTCAACAAGAGGCTACGCAAGCTGATATGCCTGTTCCTGTTGAAACTCCAAAAGCACCTAATTCAGTCATTGACAAGTTGGCTAATCAGATTCTTGGACAAGGAACTACAAGTCAATGGACTGGTCAGGGCATGGGTTCTGCGGAGGCTAATGCTCGTGATATGGCTCGTATCATGGCTGGTATTGGAATCACAGACATTAACCAATTTGGTTTGATTGATAAGCCTTATGACGCACAAGTAAACCCTGATGGTCGTGGTGGCTTTGTTGATATGCAGGGAAATCCTGTTGACCCTGCGACAGTTACGGCAGAGCAAATTAGTGGTGAATCTGGTACAGATACCATCTACACAACAAGAACAACGACTAAAGCATACGGCAATAAAGAGACTGGTCAAGAAGTACCAATAACCTACAGCGAACGTCAACAAGGAAATGCTTGGGGCGGTACATTTGAAGGTAGTGGTAATACTGGCTATCGAGTGAATTTCACTCCTGAAGGTAAGCCGATTTTCTATACGACAGGTGCTTCTAGTTCTGATGTAGGTTTTTATGCGCCTATCATCGCTGCGGCATTGACTCCTATCCTTGGCCCTGCGGCTAGTGCTTTGCTTGGCCCTGCGGCTTCTACATTAGCTACATCTGCATTAACTGGCGCATTGGTGGGCGGTGGTACTGCGGCATTGACTGAAGGCGATATTCTAAAAGGTGCTTTATTGGGTGGTGCAGGTGGTGCGCTAACTGGCTATTTAGGTGGTGGCGACTTGGCTAATGTAAGCCCTGCTGAAATTAATGCGGCATCTGATGCGGCATCAAAGATGGCTGATGCAGGTTTAAGTATCCCTGAAATTAATAATCAACTTGAGATTGCAGGTTACAAGCCAGCGGCTATTGCTTCTGCTTTAGAAGATGCGGCTAATATCATTAGTGCGCCTCCAGTAACTATTCCTCCTGTTGAAACTGCTGTTCAGCCTAGTATCACACAACCAGTTGCTACGATTGAAACTGTTGCTGCTCCTACAGTTACGCCAACTATAAATGAAGTGGTTAACGCTATTGTTGCTCAACAACCAATACAACAACCAGTTGAAAATGTGCAAGTTATTGCTCCTGCACAGCCTGTAACTCCAACAATTAATGAAATCATTGCGGCTATTGCAACTCCAGTAGCACCACAGACTCCATCTAACGCTGTAATTACAACTCCAGAAACTGTTGAAGTGGCAGCACCAAAAGCACCAGAGCAAGTGTCAACAGAAGTTTTAAACGCTGTTAATGCGGCTATTGCATCAAACGTTACAAAGCCAATTGAAACTGTTAATGTTGAAGCTAAACTAGAAAAGCCAAAGACAGTAGAAGAAGTTATTAACGCTATTACTGCTGCGCCTGTAACTACTCCTGCGCCTGAACTAGTTGTAACTGATAATCGACCAGCAACAAAAGAAGAGCCAATTGTTCCTCCAGTTGTTACGCCTATACCTGAAGCCCCTCCATCTAACGCAAAGATAACCGACCTAACCAAACCAAAAGAAAAGAGCTGGACTGCGGCTGAATTGGCTGAGTTGGCTCGACTTGGTTTACTGGCAACAACTATATTTGGTGCGGCTAGTCAAGACAATACTCCAAAAGGATTTGATATTGTTCCTGTGCCTGAAGGATGGAAGTCTCCTGTATATCAAAAAGATATCATAGGAACTAGCACAACTCCATTTGCACCTATTGATTACAGCAATCGTAACTTGCTTATTGGTACTCAATGGGAGAAGTTTCTTGACCCTAACTATGGCAAAGTACCAGAGCCAATTAAGTTTAATCAGCCTACAAACATGAGTTATGACAGACTGATGAGCATTTTGGGTAGTGGTGTGGATACATTGCCATCTCAGAATTTAACAATCAACGATGTAATTTCTGGAATACAGAATCAATATGGACAAATACCTACTGGCTCAATGGGCCAAAAACCTACTTAATGATGACTTTTTTAAACAAGTAGTAGAAAACTTGAAAAAAGAACAAATAAGTGTGATAATTAACTCAGATTCTAGTGATATAGGTAAACGTGAGGATGCCTATAAACACATAAAGACAATTGAATTGATTACAGGACACCTAGAAGGCTTGGCCTCGGAAACTGTGATTAAGGAAAAAAAGTGGAAGATTCTGTAGCAATTAAGCTACACCGCAGTTCAGACGGATTCTGACGATTTTTGAGATGACACATGGAAAACACCAACCCACAAGGGAGTGAAAACCTAAATGTAAACCAAGCCGCTTCAGCGTTTGAAAATCTGATGGGTGATTCTGAGGAAGCCGAACAAGGCCAAGCCGAGGAGCATCAAGAGGAAGTTCAAGAGGCTGATGAAGGTGATTATCCTGAAGAGGAAGTAGCCCAAAAGCCAAGATATAGAGTCAAGGCTGCGGGTGAAGAAATAGAAGTCGATGAAGACGAACTCATCAAGGGTTATCAGCAAGGTGCAGATTACACAAAGAAGTCTCAGGCTCTAGCTGAACAACGTAAGGCTTTGGAAGCTGAACGTCAACATTTAGAGTATGTGAAACAAGAGCGAATGGCTTATGCCCAGAAGTTGAAGGCTTTGGATAGCTTCCTAAGTCAGCAAGATCAGGGTGTGAACTTAGATGTTCTAAAGGAAACAGACCCTATCGGTTATGCGGTAGCGGTAGCTGAACAGAATCAGCGTGAGAAGCAGTTAGCAGTAGTTAGAGCCGAACAGCAACGCCTTGCCCAACAGCAACAAGCCGAGCAACAAGCCTCTCTGCAAAACCATCTCCGTCAAGAGTCTGAGAAGCTAGTTAGTCTGATTCCTGAGTTGGCTACGCCACAGGGTGATGCGGTTCGGAAACAAATCCGTGACTATGCGAAATCTGTAGGCTGGACTGACCAAGAACTCAGTTCCGTATATGACAGTCGTGCTGTGGTGAGTTTGTATAAAGCAATGAAGTATGAGCAACTTCAAAAGAGCAAGCCTGAGTTAACCAAGAAACTCCAGTCTGCTCCTAAGATGATGCGATCTGGGACTTCTGCGCCTCCTACAAAGTCATCGCAAGACAAACAGGTTATGCAAAGGTTGCGTGAAACTGGAAAAGTTACTGACGCAGCTAAAGCATTTGAACGATTCTTTTAATTTTGGAGATTTAAAATGGCTACCTATCAAACGTACACCGCTATTGGTCAGCGTGAAGACCTTTCCGATGTTATTTATAACATTTCACCAACAGACACACCTTTCTTTTCGTCTGTAGGCAAAACTAAAGCTACTGCTGTTTATCACGAGTGGCAGACTGACTCTTTGGCTGCGGCCTCATTGTCTAACTACGCTGTTGAAGGCGACACCGCATCTGATGCAACTATGTCTCCTACTACTCGTGTTGGCAACCGCACCCAGATTGCACAGAAGACTGTCAAGATTTCTGGCACTTTGCAAGCTGTTGACAAGGCTGGTCGTAAGTCTGAAAAGGCTTATCAATTGGCTAAGGCTTCTGCTGAAATCAAGCGTGACATGGAAACCTCTGTATTGAGCAACCAAGTCGCTGCTAACGGCAACTCCTCTACTGCTCGTAAATTGGGTGGTTTGCAAGCATGGTTGGCTACCAATGGCTCTTTCGGAACTTCTGGTTCTGCTGGTGCTTCTGGTACTACTGCTCGTACAAACGGCACAAACCGCACTTTCACAGAAGCCTTGTTGCAATCTGTTGTTAAGCAAGTTTATGCCTCTGGTGGCAATCCTAAAGTGTTGATGGTCAACCCTGCACACAAGCAAGTAGTTTCTGCTTTTGCTGGTATTGCTGCTCAACGCTTCATGGCTCCTGCAAATGCTCCTACAACCATCATTGGTGCGGCTGACGTTTATTTGAGCGATTTCGGTACAATTTCTGTTGTTCCTAACCGCTTTATGACCTCTACCAACTCATGCGATGAGACTGCATTTGTGCTTGACCCCGACATGGCTGCTATCGCTTACTTGCGCCCATTCCAGACCAACGAGTTGGCTGTAACTGGTGACAACGAATCAACACAATTGTTGGCTGAGTACACCTTGGAAGTCAAGAACGAAGCTGCTCACGGCATCATTGCTGACTTGACACCCTAATCTGGGGTAATACCGAAAAATGCCTCAGACTAATCCTCTGGGGCATTTTCTTTTCTACACAAACTGTTAGAATTAGTGTATGGAAAATATTAGAAAAACTGCTGTTCATGCCGATGGTGATGGTGGCATCATTATTGAAACTCGTCAGGATGTTTCTGCAATCATTGAGCAGAACAAAAAAGAATATAACTCTTATGACGAGAAAGCAAAGTGGTCAGACGAATTGTTTGGCAATAAGGTTGCATCAATTCCATTGACTGTGATTGACGATCTTAACAAGCAAGGCATCATGCGTGGCTTTGCTGTTTTGGATGAAAAGCGTTTTAAGGCTTGGTTAAATGATCGTGATAACAGAGTTTTTAGAACTCGGACTGGAGTCGTATGAGTTTTGCAACTTACACCGATTTAAAAACGTCTATTGCTAATTATTTGGCTAGGACTGATTTAACCACTCAGATTCCAGACTTTATTACATTTGCTGAAAACAGACTCCGCAGAGAATTGCGTATTCGTCAGATGCTCAAGTCTGTAACGACTTCAACTGTATCTGGTGATTCAACTGTTGAACTGCCTAGCGACTTTATTGAGATTCGTGATTTCTCTGTGCTGACAAACCCAATTCAGCCATTGAGTTACTCTAGCCCATCTGCTTTGTCTAATGACCCAAGAGCATCACAAGTTGGTGTTCCTAAGTCTTATACGATCTTGGCTAATGAATTTTTAATGTCGCCTGTTCCTGATGGCGTATATACGTTAAGAATGTTGTACTTTGCTGCTCCTGCATATCTGTCTAGCACAAATGCTTCTAATGTATTCTTGACTACTGCTCCTGATGCTTTGCTTTATGCGGCTTTGATTGAGGCAGAGCCATATTTGATGAACGATGCTCGAATCAACACATGGGGAACTATGTACGACAGAGCGATTGCATCTCTTGCCAAGTCTGACGAACAAGGTCAGTATTCTGGCGTTCCTTTAGCAATGAAATTAACTCCAAGGTGAAACTATGGCTGAAATGTCGAATTATTTGGAAAATGCTTTAGTTAACGCAACTTTGCGTAATACTGCATATACATCTCCATCAACTGTTTATTTGGCTCTCTACACTTCTGACCCAACAGACGCTGATACAGGTACTGAAGTATCTGGTACTAGCTATGCTCGTCAGTCGATTACGTTTGGTGCGCCTAGCAATGGTGCATCGACAAACTCTGCCGCTATTGAGTTTCCACAAGCTGGTGGCTCATGGGGTACTGTTACTCACATTGGTATTCGTGATGCTTCTACAGCAGGTAACTTGTTGTATCACACACCACTAGACGCATCTAAGACTATTGCAACTGGTGACGTTTTCCGTATTGCTGTTGGTTCATTGAGCGTTACTTTGGCGTGAAATGGCTGATTTACTGCCTCCGTGGACAATTGATTCGCTAGACAATTTAAAGTCTAGCATTGATGACTTAACACTCTCACTCGATAGTTCACTTTATACAACCTCAGTAACCCTATGGGATGCCTATGGGTCTGTTAACGCTTCTGCAAACGTTACGGCTGATGGCACTAGAGTTCAGTATGGAAGTGGGGCAATAGATGGCACAGCGACTGTTACGGCAGACGCTATCAGGATTCAGTACGCAAGTGCTAGTGTTACGGCAAATGCGACTGTTACTGCTGATGCAACGAGAGTTCAATATGGCTCTGGTGCAATAGACGCAAATGCGACTGTTACTGCAGATGCAATTAGGGTTCAGTTTGGTGCAGGAAGCATTGATGCTAATGCAACTGTTACTGCATCAGGAACTCGTGTTCAGTTTGGCGATGCTTCAATAACTTGTACTGCTGACGTAACTGCTCTTGGTGGAATCGTAGCCAATTGTGTAGCTTCTGTAACTGGTAGTGCGA